GAAGCGCGAAAGATTCTTGAAAACTGGTCAAGGTCGTAGATTTCTAGAAAGATTATTCCCCCTTAGCTCAGTCTCCGCCACAGAAATTGGCGGACCCGCCAAAGCAGGTTGGCGGGGGTAGAACGAGATAGATTGTTCTTTATACATTTTATTCCCCCTTAGCTCAGTCGGTAGAGCGAGTGGCTGTTAACCACCAGGTCCGAGGTTCGAGTCCTCGAGGGGGAGCCATTTTGGACGAACAGACGCAACAACGCCCTGTTCGTTAACATCGGCCCCGTTTCGGAGTAATTCCGGAGCGGGGCTTTTCTTTTTTACGGCGGTTTGATTGTGGTTGCAGTCGTCGATATCGGCTTGCAAGGTTTGGTCAGGATCACCCAAGTACATCCGCAGGTCAATTACGTCGTTATGGATCACAATCTCTTTTACAAGGGCGAATACGAGGCTTTTCTGGGCTTCTGCAGGGGCTTTGTCGAGGTGTTCCAAGGCGAACCGCAGGGTTTCGTGGAGGTAATTGGCAGAGTTCGCCGTCATGTCGTTTGCCGTCTTCTGTGTCCGCAGTTTGGTTAGTTTGTCCTCGAGCAATATTATTTGATTATCAATTTCCGACATCTTCGTTTTATAAGCCGGGCCTTGTGTTACGGTGCCAGTCATGGCCAGATCCAGCAGGGTTTTGGCTTCATGCTGGCATTCGTTCAGCTTGGCTTCGGTTTCCGCGATCATGATATCGATGCGCCCGGCCATCAGCTGGGCTTCGCGCATGGCATCGCCGATGCCTTTGATGATGATGTCGCGGTTCAGGGATGCTTTCCTAAAGTATCCGATTAATGCCCGGTCAAAAACCGGTGCCGGGATGCTCAGTTCATCGCATCCGAGTTTTTGTTTTGATCTTCCGCAGAGATAGTAGTGAAACTTCTTTCCGTCCCGCCCTTTATTAGACACCGATATCAGGTGGCTTCCGCATTTCCCGCACTTAAGCAATCCGCTCAATAAATAATTATAGGTCTTTGGTTTTCTGCTGAATCCGTGGCCGGGCAGTTTGGCTTTGACGATTCTGTTGGCTTTCTCCCAGATCGCCGGTTCGATCATGGCTTCATGATTTCCTTTGTGAAGTTCAGTCGCGTAGAGGATATACCCTTTATAAAAAGGATTCTTAATAACGGATGACAATGTCTGTTTGCGCCATACCTTGCCGCGGCAGGTTTTGACGCCTTGCCGTTCCAGTTCTTGGCCGATCTCCATGAGTGATTTATTGTTGGCCGCCATTTCCCAGATGATCCTGAGTTTCGGCGCGAGTTCCGGATCCAGAATAACTTTGTGAGGTTGCCTGCCGTTGGGCAGGCGCTCACCGTCTTTTTCCAGTTTATAACCGTGCGCCAAAAAACCGCCGACCCATTTACCTTGGCGTACGCGGGCGATCGCGGAGGCTTTCACGCGTTCGCCGGTCAGCTCGCGTTCGAACGCGGAGAGGATGCCGAGTATTCCTATAACTACGCGGCCGATCGCGGTGGAGCTGTCGAGGTTTTCTCTTACTGAAATAAAATCTACTTCTTTTTCGCGGAATAAATCGATGAGGGCATAGAGGTCGCGCGTGTTGCGCGTGAGCCGATCGAGCCGGAAAAATATTATGCCGTCAATTTTCTTCTTTTGCCGGACGTTTTCAAGGATCAGCTGTATTCCCGGCCGGTTCAAATCTTTTCCGGAATAGCCGTCATCGTTGACTATTCCATTCTTGCCGATATCTCCAAGTTCATAGCCAAACGCATCGAGCATGTTTTTGCAGTGATGCGCTTGCGCGTCCAATGTCGTGAAATCACCCTGTGCCTGATCGTCGGTCGAGCACCGGGTGTAGATCACGAATCTTTTTTTCTCTTTCGATCTAATAATTTGTGTCATGGCGGTCATTCAAACTCGTTTTTTGTAATGCGACCCAACCCTATAATGGAAGCTATCACAAGTCAAGCTATAACAACATCTTAGGGCTGTTTTAGACGGAAATCGCACAATCCGCTTTCTCTGACTACATACGAAGATTTCCGGCAGGGTGACGGAAATATTTTTATTTTTGAAGTTTTTTTCGTCTGTTTTCAAAAAGTCTTCGTATGTAGCAAATAGAGGAGCGTTATGGGCGATAGGCAGATATCAAATTTTGAAAAACGGTTTAAGCGGGGATTCAATGTCATTTATTCGGAGAAGCCCTTGGAGGGTACGGCCCGGAGAATGCAAAACCAGAAAATCCTTGATGCCGTCAAAGCTGTGTTAACCGGAATATTAAAAAGAGAGCCTACGCCTGATGAACTATCTGGATGCAGACAAATTACTCGAACGAAACAAACATAGATTGTCCGCGCACGCGGACGATCGGGCTGATTTTCGGACACTGCCGAATAAAGGAGTGTCCATATTAGCCAAAACTATCGCGGCCTATTTCAGGAGTGGGAGTTGCGGGAGGTTCGTTGCTTGGTCAGGGCCGCTCAGCGGGAGTTTGTCTGTCTGAAAAATGAAGGGTTCGATGATCTCCTGCAGGAGTGTTTGATTCACTGGTTTTTCATAAAAGATCAGTACCGGCAGGAAGCCGGAGCATCAGAGCATACTTTTTTGAACAGGGTTACGCGCCATAAACTGGCCGATCTTATGCGGATCAAAGGCGCCAATAAGAGGAAGGTTTTTTATATGAGCGAATCGCTTGATGCGATGGCCGATGACGAAGAATCAATCAGCACGAAGGAGAAGATATTGATGGTCGAAGAACAGGTGGTTTCAAAATTGACAGCGGCGGATCTTCCGGACGCGTTATCGCGGGCAACAGCCAATCTTTCTTTCCGGCAAAAACAGCTTTGTCGGTTTCTTATGGAAGGGATGAGTATCGCGAAGGCTGGCGAAAAGATGTGTATACCTCGGACGACGCTCAATGAGGAAGTGAAGCGTATTCGAGAGGTGTTCCTTAAAGAAGGGCTTGAAGAATATCTGAGTTAATCAGAGAGGAGGAATTGCATGGAGGTTGTCTATAAGTTCGAGTTCGATGAAAGGATCGATAAACAGCTGATTCAGGATCAGATGGAATCGGCGATGCGCGCGGCGCGCGGGGTGTTTGGTAAAGCGCGGGTCAAGATGGACGGTTCGTTTCTTATGTCCGGCCACCGCGTGGTCATTCATGTGACCGACGATGTCGGCGCGCTTCTGGCCAGTGTCTTTACTGAATGCGCGACCGAAAAGATCGGGGAGGAATTCTTTATTGTTGAACGAGCGCCGAAGAGCAAGGAAAGGAGACCGGATGAGAGTCAATAAGGGATGGAAGGAATTATACAAAAAATTGAGCTGGTACAACCGGCGCAGGTTTATCGAAGCCAACAGGCCCTTCGGCAAGGATCCGAAAGAGTTCAGGGAAACGATGATGTGGCTTTTGGCGGGTCTGTCGATCTTCGGTGTTGTTTTGAACGTGCATAAAGACCCGGCCGGGTTTCTGGTGTGGATGTTTACGAACGCTTGCTGGGCTGTGATCGATTTTAGGAAACGTTTATACGCTCAGGCGTTCTTGTTCGTTGTGTACTTCTTTTTGGCGTTGTGGGGCTGGATCAGCTGGGCAAGATGAATTGGTTAGGAGGTGAGAAAAATGGAGATAGATGAGCCGGTAGACAAAATTTTATCAAAAGAAGAACAGCTTTTGCGCTGGTGCAGGCAGAAAAGGATTTTCTCAAAGGCTGAGGTCATATCGTTTGGCACCAAAAGTTATTATTTGCGGGCCGAGAGAACGATCAGGGATTTTGTTTTGCAAGGCATGGTGAGGAAGATCGGCAAGGATGAATGCATCCGGCGAAACCTCAAGGGCAACATGTCTTGGTATGAAGTTGTTTCTTCTTGAAAAGGTTTTTCATGGGAAATATTGATATCAGGGATTTACGTGACGGGAAATTTCTATGGATAGACAAAGCCGCTTTGAATCTGGTCAGTGCGAAGGCCGGTAACAGCGGAGTCGCGGTCTATTCGTGGCTGTGTTATTACGCCAACGCCAAGAATCAAAACTGCTTTCCGTCTTTGCGAACGCTTGCCCATAACTGCAATGTCAGCCGAAGGACGATCATGCGCACGGTCAAAGTTCTTGAGAAGATCGAGATCGTTTCTATCGAGAGGAAAAAGGGGAAGCCCAATGTCTATAAATTGCTCAATTCGCCTGTGGATAAAAGTAGTGACACCGTTGTCACCAGTGTCACGCATGGCACCGGAGTAGTGACAGCAGTGTCACCACCTCTGGTGTCATCGGTGTCACCCAAACAAGAATTAAATGATCAAAAAGAAACGAACAAAACAGACGTTTGTTTACCGGACTTGTGGATAACTTCCAGTTTACCGTACGGACATCCGGGCAAGGAGCAGGTAGCGGAACTGGCTTCATGGTGCGAGAGGCTTTTAGGGGAGGTTAATTTATACCGGTTGCTTATGGATTATCGCAAGGACAAAGGCTACCCGCCCAAGCCGGAGGTAGTCATTGCTTTATGCAAGCAGTTTATGCAGGGGAAAGCCCGGGTGAAGAACGCTTGGGGCTGGTTTAAGAAGGCTATTGATGCACAGATGAAGCTGGTCTTGATGGATATAAGACTGAGGGAGCACGAAAGACTCAAGAAAGAACCGGCCAACATCGGCCAGTTGCTGTCGCAGATCATGCCTCGTCGTGAATAGGTTTACGGGTCCTTGGAGGGGGGTGTCGGGTGAGGGTCGGGCGAGGCGCGAGCCTTCAGTGATGAGGGGTAAAAAAATCGATGTCCATGTCCATCACTTTTGAGGTTTTGCACATCTGGGGTAAAAACGGCCAAACGGCCTGTTTCCGTCGGGAATACGGGCTTTTTTTGATTAAAAGACACGTCTGCAAGGGGTTCAAAAAGGGCATTTTGATGGACATGAGCGGACATAAAAAAGGAGAAAATCGTGGCAAAAATCAATGTTAAACCGGAAATCGCTGAGGTCAAGGTGGCGGATCTGCGGCCTGCGCCGTATAACCCCCGGGAAATAACCGAGCCTGCCTATGCCGGGCTTAAGCACAGCTTGGAGAAGTTCGGGTATGTGGATCTGTTGATCGTTAATAAACGGAACATGCGGATTGTGTCTGGCCATCAGCGGTACAAGGTCTTGCAGGCTGATGGGGTTGAACTGGTCGATGTCATTATGGTCGATTTGGACGAAATCCAAGAGCAGGCCATGAATTTGACGCTTAATAACAGCGAGATTGCCGGTCAATGGACGGCCGCGCTGATCCCGCTTTTGGAGAGGTTGAGAAAAGAAGCTGGTGATGATTACCTCAACTTGCGGCTTCAAAGCCTGCGGGAGAGTGTCGGGGACATGGGTGTCGAGAATCTGGGAAGCGGTAAGACGCTTCCGGATGATATTCCGGAGCCGCCCGAAAAGCCGATTACCAAGAAGGGCGACCTGTGGATCCTTGGCGAACACCGGCTTTTGTGCGGGGATTCTACCAGCGAAGCAGATGTCGCGCGGCTTATGGATGGCCGCAAGGCAAGTTTGCTGGCAACTGACCCGCCGTATTGCGTGGATTACACCGGTGCCGATCGGCCGAACGGCGGCCGGGATTGGTCGAATGTTTATCATGAGATTGACATTCCGGACGCGGTGGATTTCATGCGCAAGTTTCTGACCGTGGGCCTTGGGTTTATCAAAGAAAAGACCGCGCTTTATATGTGGCATGCCTCAAAGCGGCGCTCGGATATTGAGGGCCTCTGCAAAGAGATCGGCATTCTGATTCATCAGGAGATTGTCTGGGTCAAGCCGTGCGTCATTTTGACTTACTCCTTTTATTCGTGGCGGCATGAGCCGTGTCTTTTGATGTGGGTTAAAGGCCATAAGCCGGAGTATAAGCCGAAAAACAAGGCGATCGGCAGTGTCTGGACGGTTGGATTCTTAAGGACGGGCGATCCGGAAACGCCGGAGTATCACACCGATGTTTGGGAGTTGGACTGGGAAGGCAAGAAGCGCAATCCGGGCATAGATCATCCGACCGTAAAGCCGACTGAGGTTTTCGCTATCCCTATGCGGGTTCATACGACACCCGGGGATGTTTGTTATGAGCCGTTTTCCGGTTCGGGATCGCAAATTATCGCTGGCGAGAGACTGAACCGAAGGGTGTTCGCTATGGAGATCGAGCCGGTCTTTTGCGATGTGGCGGTAAGGCGCTGGGAGGAATTTTCAGGGAAAAAAGCGATAAGGGATAGTAATGGATGAAAAGAACCGCAACCTTGTTGAGATCGCAAAAAAGAAACGTTACATCGCCCTTGTCGAAAAGCTGGGGCGCGGTTCGCTGTCGTCCAAGGAGCTTAAAGAGCTTGAGGAGTTCGAGAAATCCGAACAGCGGCCAGCGGGGGTTATCGATGGAACGGTAGATCTGCCGACCTTGTGTGTTTATCTCGAGAAATCCCCGCGGATGATCAGGCGGTATGTCCAGCAGGGCATGCCGGTCTTCAGGGACGCGGTCGGTGAGATCGCGCGGTTTAAGGTCGGGGATGTCTTCAAGTGGTTCTATAAAAAGCAGGGATCGGAAGAGGACAACGGCAAGGACTATTGGGACAAGGAATACCGTAAGAACCGCGCGAAGCTGAGTGAGATCGAGTTAAAACAGAAAGAAGGGGAGGTCATCCCTTTCGAGGATCACGTTTCAATTGTCAAAAATCAGATCCGGGGTATCAAGGCCGGATTCCTTCGTTTGCCGAAGCACATTGCGCCGAAACTCTATCAGCAGGATCCGAAGGTTATTTGTGAAATGCTTGATCAGGAGATCAGGTACATCATCGAACAATTTGCGGGGAAGCAGAATGTCAATAAAGCTGGGAAGGGAAATCCTTAAAACTGTCGTGCCGTACGCGGCCGTGGAATGGGTCTTGCCGGTCAAGATGACGGTGAGCGAATGGTCGGATCAGTTCCGCAGGCTCGATGTGAAGACATCAGCCGAGCCCGGGCAGTGGGCGACCGCCCGCACGCCATATCTCAAGGGGATCATGGACGCGTTTACGGACCCTTATGTCGATGAGATCACGGTCATGGCGGCCTCGCAGGTTGGCAAGACGGAAGCGATGTACAACATGCTTGGATTTATCATCGATCAGGATCCGGGCCCGACACTTATGGTTTCGCCGCGCGCGGATGACGCCAAGAGCGTTTCGTATAACCGCGTCCGGCCGATGATCGAATGCTCGCCGGTCTTGAGCAGGTACATTCCAATCAATACCGATGATATCACGAAGCTCGAATATCATTTCGACAGGATGATTTTATATTTCGCGGGATCCAACAGTCCGGCCGACCTTGCCTCGCGGCCCATCCGGTATCTTTTCTTGGACGAGGTCGACAAGTACCCGAAGTTCTCGGGCCGGGAAGCGGACCCTATCAAGCTGGCATCCGAGCGTCAGAAAACTTTCTGGAATAAAAAGACGGTCAAGGTGTCTACGCCTACCACGCGCGAAGGATATATCTTCCGCGAATATGACAAGTCCGACCAGCGCAGGTTTCATCTGCCGTGTCCGCATTGCGGGAAGAAACAGGTTTTACTTTTCGGGCAGATCAAATGGCCGAAGGAAGAATCATCGCCGGAGAGGATCAAGAACAATCGGCTGGCGTGGTATGAATGCGCTCATTGCAAGAAGCGCATCGATGATATCCATAAACAGAAGATGATGCTGGCGGGCGAATGGATCTCGGAGAAAGGCGAGCATAACCGCAACCGGGGTTTCTGGGTGAGTTCGCTCTATTCGCCGTGGCTGACTTGGAGCGATATCGCGGCCGAGTTTCTGAAGTCAAAGGATTATGTCGAGCTTCTGATGAATTTCGTCAACTCATGGCTTGCTGAAGTATGGGAGGAGAAGATCGAGGAAACAACGGTTGATAAGGTGCGCAATCTGGCGCGCGATTATGATCCGGGTGTTATTCCGGATGAGGTATTGGTGTTGACGGCCGGTGTTGATGTGCAGAAAGATCATTTTTATTACGTGATCCGCGGCTGGGGATATTACGAGGAGTCGTGGCTTATTCGGGCCGAACGAGTTGAGTATTGGCAGGATATCGAAGATAGTTTGTTCAAGACAGAATATAAGCGGATAAGTTCTGCCGAAACGCTCGGGGTATATATGACCTGTGTCGATTCGGGTTTCAGGACGGACGAGGTTTACCGGTTCTGCCGCAGTTGGCCGGATAAGACAAAGGCGATCAAAGGGCTTGAAGAGATTACCGGCGGCCGGTTCTACCGCCCGAACAAGATTGATATCAATTCTCGCACCGGCGCGGTCATTCCGGGCGGGCTTGTGTTGTGGAATTTAAACGTCACGCAATATAAAGACAAGATCAACCGCCTCGTGACTTCACAGAATCCGGGCAAGTGGCATATCTTCAAGAACCCTGCAGATGATTATCTGATGCAGTTTACTTCCGAGCATAAAGTTCTTATCCGCAATCGCACGACCGGAAAAGCCAAGGAGGTCTGGCAGAAAAAGAAAGAAGCGGCGGCCAATCATTATCTGGACGCGGAAGTATACGCGCTGGCGGCCGCGGATATTATCCGGGCCCTTAATATGCGCAAGGAGGATTCACCCCGGGTTCATCAGCCGGTTACGGATGAGTCCGGTCGCGGCGGGTGGCTTCGCAAAACGAAAGGGTCGTGGATTTAATGGGGCGATGGATAGAAAGAAAATCAAACTGGTTGAATAACGGCGGGAGTTCCCAGCCCCGGGAGAAGCCGTTCGGCCGCCCGCCGAATGATTCATCGGATTACGGCGTTCGTTTTATTCCTATCCGATGCCCGAAATGCAAAAGCAAAAATACTCGCTGTTACTCAACGCACCCGCCGATCCGGTATCACAGTTGTTATAAATGCGGGCATAATTTCAAGTCTGTTGAGGTAGATGATGAAAAATGACTTTTTACTACTCCGTAGTAACGACCCCATTGCAAAAGTATGAGAATTACATATTATTGAAATAGATACACTTTTTGCGAGACGGCTGATCACCGTTTTCGCGCCCAATAGCAATAAAAAGCTCGTTCTGGTGCACCAGCCGGAACGGGCTTTTTTATTGGGTTCAAGAGGAGGACGCATGGCCGCACCCACAAAACAAGAAATGCTCGAAAACGTCGAGAACGCCATTAACACTTTTATAAACAATGGCGCGGTTCAATCGTATTCGATTGGTGGGAGGAGCGTTCATCGTTCGGAACTGCCGGGGCTTATAAAATGGCGCGATCAATTGCGCCGCGAGATCGCCGGTTCAGGTGGGGCGACCACATACGCTTCATTCGGGAGGCCGTCATGAAGACACCGCTGACCGAAAAACTATCCAACGGCTTGGACGGCCTTATTTCTTTTTTCTCACCGCGCGCGGGCCTTAAACGGCGCATGTACCGCGAAGCTATAAAAGTCACCAGATCGTTTAGTTCTTATAAAGGCGCGTCACGCGATCGTCTTCGTTCATCGTGGATGCCCGGAGGCGGTTCTGCGGATGCTGACCTTTTACCGGAGTTGAAAGATATCCGCGAGCGGAGCCGCGATTTAAACCGAAACGATGCGCACGCATCTGGCATTACCTCCACCATGACCACCAATGTGGTCGGATCAGGCATTCGTCCGCAGTCGCGTATCGACAGGGATGAGATCGGGCTTGGTGAAGAAGAAACGGCAAAGTTTCAGAAAGACGCGGAGCGTATCTGGAAGAGATGGATTCCATATGCGGATGCAGGCAGGCGCATGGACTTTTACGAGATCCAACAGCTTGTCGACCGTCAGATTCTCGAAAACGGGGAGGCGTTGATCGTTCCGATGATGATCGAGGATCCTTCGCGGCCGTATAGAACGGCGTTGCAGGTGATCGAATCTGACCGGCTGGATACGCCTTCGGATAAACGGGGAGACAAATCAATACGCGCGGGCGTGCGCATAGGCGAAAAGGGCGAAGCGGTTTCGTATTTCATTCAGAAGACGCATCCCGGCGAGTCGCGTATTGCCAAGAGCGGCGATAAAGAATTCATGGAGATTCCGGCGTTTAATGAATACGGCAGGCGCAATGTCTTTCACCTCTACTACGTTTTACGTTCGGGACAGACGCGCGGGGTGCCGTTCTTTGCGCCGGTTTTATCTTATTTCAAGGATCTCGGGGAATACGCGGAAGCCG